ATGCAATACCTGACATCACACGTGGCTTGTATAAAAGACCGGGAGCAAAACGAGTAGGGACAACTCCTTTAGCCAACGTACAATCAGGTGGTTCGTGGTTTCACTACCATCGTGATGACGAAGAGGGATCTTACATAGGACAAGTTGCCGCAGACGGACAGCTTAGAATGTGGAAAGCTGATGGTGATAATCCCGGAGTTGCACAGACTATAGTATACGGTACTGGTGGGCAAACAGCAATACAAAACTATTTAGCAACAAGCAATGCAGAAAATATACAATTCCTTACTATCAACGATACTACCTTTGTTAGTAGTCGTGACAGCACTAACGCTAATACGCTGGTAGGTAGTACAGGTACGACAACTGCAAATCCTGATAACCATTTTGCATTTGTTGAAGTAACACGTACAGAAAACGGTAGGCAGTATGGACTTAACTTATATAACAGTAACTCTACAACTAGCTTTACAAGAGCTACACGTATAAAAATACAATCCGACACACTTGATGAGTCAGGTGGTACTGGACAGTGTAGAGGTATTGGTATACAGACATTTAGTGTAGATAGCGGATCAAAGAAAAACTTAATATTTAAACTTGACATACGTGGTCAGCAAGGTAATATAGGTGGTGAAGGTAATACACCTCAAGATTTTGCATGTGCATACGCTAGAAGTATATTTTTATTACATGGTGGTGAAGGTTGGACTACAGGTGATACTACTACTGTCACTATGGATCAGGCTAAAGGTAGAACAGTCAGCGGTACACTTACCAGTGGTACAGATGGCAACTCTGGTAAAGGAGAATCCTCTGCTACATATACTATAGAAGTATTAGAGCATGAAACAGTTACAGTCAAAGCTAACCTAGGTCTAGTAAGACCAGAGCCTACACCATTTGATGCTGATACAGCAGTCAGTGGAGACCAAGTATTAGGTGGTATAATAGCAGAATTACCCGGTGGCATTACTGGTACTATTATAGGTAATGGTATATATTTATCTAGTAGCAGTTCATTTAACTGTGAAATTGTAGAAGATGATTTGATGCGTAGTATGGGTACGTCAGTAAACGATGTTACTTTACTACCTAAACAATGTAAACATGGATATATAGTTAAGATAGCTAATGCTAGAATATCAGAGGAGGACGATTACTACCTACGATTTGAGGGTCTAAACGATCAGGATGGTACAGGCTCATGGACAGAATGTGCAAAGCCGGGGATAGCTAAAAGTCTAACTAATATGCCGCTAGTCATCCAGAGAACATCTTTAGCTAACGGTGGTACATCTAGTGAAATAGCTACATTTACTATTAAGCAGTTTACCTACGCTGATAGAGAGGTAGGTGATGATAATAGTAATCCATTTCCTACATTTAAAGATAAGCGAGTTAACAAAGTACTATTCTTTCGTAACAGGTTGGCTTTGTTAGCTGGAGAAAACGTGATACTATCTAGACCGGGAACTCTTGGCACACCTGATTTCTTTTCAGAAACAGCATTAACTGTTAGTGCTAACGACCCTATTGATATATCTTGTTCATCTACATTTCCATCAGAATTATTTGATGGTATAGATATTAACTCAGGTCTTGTAGTATTCAGTACAAACCAACAGTTTTTGTTATCGTCTGATGACACAGTACTTAACCCTGATACAGCTAAGTTACGTAGTTTATCTACCTTTAACTATAACAAGGATATACCTCCTGTATCACTAGGTACAACAATAGCATACCTTGATGACTCTGGTAAGTTTAGCCGATTTAATGAGATGGCTAACATAGCTAGAGAAGGGGAGCCTAACATAGTAAACCAAAGTCAAGTAGTGCCTACATTATTACCTAAAGAAATAGACTTGTTTACAAACTCACGTGAAAACAATCTAGTTATAATGGGTAAGACTAACTCTGATACAGTGCAAGGTTTTAGATACCTTAACGTAGGAGATAAGCGTCAGCAATCAGCATGGTTTAAATTAAAATTTAACAACCCATTACTATATCATTTTATTATAAATGACGAGTATTATTTTTTAGATACTGACCATTTTTTACAAAGCGTAAGACTGGTACAAACAGAATCAGATCCAGCTATAGTTCAAGATAATGTAGATTTTTTATTACATGTAGATAATTATACAACCATCAGTGGTGGTAGTTTTAGTGCAGCTACAAACCTAACTACATTTAGTAGTGTTAGTTGGCTACCTAGTGTAACCACACCTAACTATGACCTAGTTGTTATAGATACTAATACTAACTCTGCACGTGTAGGTAGATATGGTAAGCCTACATCTACAAGTACAACTAGCTTTACTTTACCGGGAGACTGGTCTGGCGTAACACTAACAATAGGATACTTATACGAGTACAGCGTAGCATTTCCTACATTTTATCTTTCACGACAGCAAGGCGAAGCTAACAGAGCTGATGTTAACTCATCACTTGTAGTACATAGAGTTAAGTTTCACTTTGGCAAGATAGGTCTATATGAAACAACTCTTTCACGTGTTGGTAAATCTGACTACACAGAAGTATATGAATCTACAGAGCTAGATGAGTATGATGCGTCAGATGCACCTTACTTAGAAGAGTTTATAAAAACTGTGCCGGTATATGAAAAGAATACCAACGTAGATATTACACTTAAATCAAGTCACCCAGCACCATCCACGCTACGAGCTGTGTCATGGGAGGGGGACTACTCACCCAAATATTACAGACGTGTCTAAATTAGATCAATACGTACACCCAATTACAGAGGAGGCTGCCAAAGAGGTGGCCTCTCACCTACGCCCAGATGACCTCAGAGAGGTCGTAGAAGGCCATGGGCTAGATCCTATGGACGAACTATTACGAGTGGCAAGGATTGGCTCTGCTGTGTATTTCACAGTACCAGACGGCAAGACTGCCGGACTAGCAGGAGTCGGAGAAGGTGGTGAAATATGGATGCTATGCACTCCAGCTATTCACGACTTTCCAATTACATTTGCAAGAGAAGCTAAACGGTGGGTCGATAGCCGTACTGAGCCTCTATTGTGGAACATAGTAGACTGTAGAAATACAGTACATTTAAAATTACTCAAATTTTTAGGCTTCAAGTTTTTACGTAAGTTTAAACATGGACCAAACAATTTATACTTTATAGAATTTTGCCGTGTGTGCACCAGATCCTAATGCGGGTAGGCGTGAAGCAGCCCGAGTCGAGAATAACAGGCGTCATGCCGAGTTTAAAGCTAACTCGATAAAACAATGGAACAAAGAGTCTAGCTTTAAGGACAACTTAAAACTGATACGAGGTTTAGGTAGATCAAGAGATTATGCAGACTTTCAAGAGTTCACAAATCAAGCTCAAGGTAAAGCCTTACTTGGAAAAGAAAATTTAGCTAGACAGTTTTTTGCTAGTAAATCAGTAAACGAAGGTGGTAGGTCACGTCGTTTTGGTGGTAAAAAAGCTGCTCAATACTTTAGTAAAGTAGCTGACATAGATCGCAAGATGTATAACTTAGCAACTCAAGGAGAAGCTAAAGTACAAACTAAAATACAAAGAAGACAAGACGCTATGATTAAGCGTGAACATGCAAACCTAGGTATGGGACCACAGTTTGGTATGCCTACTATGATGCCTCCTAAAGATAGAGCTGGTCAATTTATGAACAGTCTTAGCTTTGGTATGAATGTAGCATCAGGTTTGATGACGATGTTTCCTAGTGACGAAAGATTAAAAAGAGATGTTACAAAAATAGGTCAATCTATTGATGGACATAATATATACAAATTTAAATACATAAGTTCTGACAGAGAATTTATTGGAGTTAAAGCTCAAGAAGTATTAAAGAAAAAACCAGAAGCTGTAGGTAAACTTAGCAATGGTTTTTATGCTGTATACTATGATATGATAGATGTTGATTTTAAGGAGGTGGCATAATGGATTCAGCAATGTTTAACACCTCTGATACTAACTACATGGAACTAGATCCTAAGTCTGATCTAGGTAATGTAGCTAACCAAGCCATAGATGACGTTGTAAAAAAGAACAACGAACAGTACAGAAGAAATGCACAAATGGCTATTCAGTTAGCCGATCAAAAAAGTCAAAACTTTCAGAAGCTTGGTAGCTTAATTAAGCAAGCTGGTCAATTTAGTGTGCAAGCAAGAGAGTGGAATGACACTAGACAAAAGTTAAAAGCTGCAAGAGAAAATTCAGAAAAGTCAAGAGAGGAACACGAAAACCAAAACGAAAAACTTTACAATGAGTCTGTAAAAAAATCCAAAACCTTATTTAACTTTCAAGAAAGTAAAAAAGTACCATTTACTACAGACAAACTAAACAGTGTTGATGCTAAGTATGCAGAGTTAGCAAAAGAAAGTAATAATGCTTTTAAAGAAGGTGTAAATTTAGCATTTGAAGCTGATAAAAATTACAAACTAACTGATAATATAGATAATGCTGAGTTTGGTATTAAACTATTTCAAACAGCAAGTGTACAAGATTATCAATCAAGAGGAGCTGCTCTTACAGGAGAACTAGCAAAAGGTTATGAAGCTTATTTAGGAAGTGTTCAAGACATAAAAGTGCCAACAGAGTTTGGTATGTTAAGTCTTCAAGATGTTCAAAGTAAAGCTAACAAAGACCCTGCTAGGTATGATGCAGTTGTTAAATTTCATCAAGGATCATACTATTGGCAAGCAGGCGTGTTTGGTGGTAAAAATGCTTTAAGCCAAAGACAGCAAATAGCTTTACTCAAACTAACAGATGGTACAGATAAGGTTGCACGTGCAGCATTTATTAAAAGTACATATGACGACGCTAAGAAAGAATACGAGCAGTCTAGACAAAACTCTCTTGCTGAACAAATCAAAGGAACTGCTGGAGATCCAGCCGGTCTTACAGAAGTAATATTTGGTAGTAAAGATGATCCTAATTCTGGATACATTGCAAAGTATGAAGCAATATCTGGTAAAAAAGATGTAGCTGGAGCTATAGCTATGTTAGAAGCAGATCTAAAAGTTTTAGCCGAAAACCGTTCATTAAAGTCAGATGATTTAGCTCGGTTAGTTAACATTACTGGTATCAACGCTCGTGATGGTTCAGGTACAAAAACATTAAAAGAGTTTAACGAACCACTACACTCTAGACTTGAAGGTTTACTAGGACGTGTGTCCGAACAAGAGCAAAGAGAAAAAACAGCAAAAGATGTACAATCAATTAGAGAGCTTACTGAAGCTGCAACAGAACGTTTAAACGGAATAGACACGGGTGCAACAGAAGTACATCTAGAAGCTGAAGTAAAACAGATCAAGAACCAACTAAGAGATAGAGGTATTGATGTTAGTAAAGATAGTCTTTATTACAAGTACTTTCAACCATTACTCAACTACCATACTAAAGATGATGCTAAGGATGAAGCAACAAAAGACTTGGCAAAACATGCTACTGACGAAGGATTTTTTAAGGAAGCAGAATCTTTAATAAAAACTATACGTGACCCCGGCTATAAAAAAGAAGCTGAGGATTACTATAAAGCTCACGAGCCTATCAAGAATAACAAAAAAGATTACGATGTAATAAAAGGTAACTTAGATACCTATATAAAAACAAACGTCGGATTAACAAGTACAACTCAAACAGGTACGTTAAAATCTTCTGTTATTATAGGTAATGCTACAGATCATTTTAACAATTTATTTCTTCAAGAAATTGCAAAAGATATACCAGTAAAAGTAGCTTTACAAAATGCTTTTGAAGAAGTTAAAAAAAAATTAGACTTAGTACCAGAAACAAAAGGTAAAGCACTTAGAGGTGGTGGTAACACTGTTTTTGGTGACTACTATGTAACTGGTAGTGGTAGATACTTTGACGGTACTAATAATGAAGAGTTAAAAAGAGGTGGCTTTGAATATAAACAAAGTAAATATGCCTTTGAAGCTGGTCAGCAATTAGCTAATGCAGACACAAAAAATGAGTGGCTGAATAAAGAAACACCACATGCAGGCGAACCAGTAAATGAGTTAGTTCAATATGCAAATGGTGGTCGTATACCTCAATACTACATAGAGGCTAGTAAACATCTAAGATTTACAACAGCTGCCGATTTAATGCACGCTAGATTAGGAGCACTAGGCTATGACACTGAGCAAAAATTATTAGTAGATGGTGGCTACCTAAAAAAAGAAATGGCAAATGCTAGAATAACTAAAATGTTATCTTACATGCCATCTTCAACTAAAGCTAATAGAGTTATGTTTGAAATGCAAAGTGACGATGGTGGCTTCTTTAAATTTTTTGATAACTTTGTACGTAAAACTAGAGACAAACAGTTTGGTAGTAAATCAGATACAAACAAATCAACGCTAAACTTTGAGAATATACCAATAAATCATACTTTAATACAAAGTACAAAATATGGTTATGGTTTTAATGGATTTGGACAATACAAAATTAGCCCTGCAATTATTGCTGATCCAGAAATAGAAAAACTGTCTGGTCTAGATTATAGTATAGATCCATTAAATGTAGAAAATCAACAACGCATTATCAGAGCAAAGAACATGAAAGATGCTATGATTAACAACACTTTAAGTTTTGGATCTGCTGAAATATCTAATCTTAATGATCTAGATATGGAAGGAATCTATGATGCTGATACAGATGTCCACAACCTACCTTATACAATAAGTCCAGAATTACTGGATACATACTTTTCGGAGATATTTTAATGGATTCATATAATCCGGGTCCTATAGATGAAGATGATAAACCCAGTGAACTTGGTAATCTAGAACAAACAATAGCAGAACAACAGCAAACAGCTGACTCTGTAACAGATTATGAAAATGAAATCCAACAGGAATCAGATGATCTGGAAGATCCTAGAGATCAAGAAAACTGGGGCGTCAAAGGTTTTGTAAAAGAACTCGGATCTATTGTATCAGGGGGTATACAGGATACTGCATCATCTATAAGTACTTTTCCAGAACGCACAATGGATGCGATCTCTGGAGAAATGCAAAGAGAAAAAGAAGAAAAAGGCTACTACCAACCAGAGTTTGACCCTCTCGGTGGTGGTGGCAATCCTATCATTACAAAAACATGGTGGGGTAAATTAGCTAGAGGTGTTGTACATTTTGGTACATTAGCCGGTGCAACTGTTTTAGGTGCAAAAGGATTAGCTGCTGCTGGAGTACCACTAGCTGGTACAGCTGCTGCTAAATTATTAGGTGCTCCTAGCTTAGTACGAGCAGCCGGTATTGGTGCTGTATCTGACTTAGTATCTAAAGAGTCAGATGGACATAATGCTTTAGGATCTATGCGTGACCATTATGGTTGGGTAGATACACCCTTGTCAACTAAAGATGCTGACCACCCTATTATGATGAAGGTAAAAAACATCGTAGAAGGTATGGGTATAGGTCTTGTATTTGACGGTGCTACTATGCTTATAGGCAGAGGTAGTCGTGGAGCAAGAGCTAAAATAGCTAACCGACAAAGTAGTGTAAAAAACGAGAAACTAGCAAAAGGTATACAACAACTAAGAGAAAACGAATCAAAATTTAGAGCTGCTAAAAACTCTAATCTATCAGACCCTTCTCAAGGTGCTGAGTTATCCGTAGATGACCCATATGATGTATGGGAAATGCAAAAAAAAGTACGTGAAGATTGGGGTTCAGAAGATGGTGCGTCTGGTAATGTTATAACAGCAGTACAAAGACAAAGAGCAGCTGAAAATGCTGGTATAACAGAAGAAGTAGCTGATGAAGTATTACGTAAATTATACAGTAATAACAAATATCAAGCTATTATTGACTCAATAAAAAAAGAACAGCTTACTTTAGTTGAAGTATTTGGTGATGCTATCGCTGCACATCAACGTATTACACTAGGTAGAAACGCAGCTGACATGAGTCCTAGAGAATACTTAGACGAGATATTCCAAGCTACTGATGCTTACTCAATTACTGATATAGATGGTAATACTGTAGACAGTTTAGAAACTATTACAAGTAAATATGTTGTAGTAGCAGATATGATAGTAGGTACATTGTTACAACAAGTTCGTGATTTAGGTATTGCTGGTAGAGAATTATCTAACTTTGTAGATTTAGCTGATACTGATGGTCCACTAGAAGCTATACGAGATACTATATTCTTAGCAATGACAGAAGCTAAAAAAGCAAGAATTGTTAAGTCACAAAACTTTAGAGAACTTGGTGCTGGTGTCAAAAAAAACTATCTAAGAAGAACTCTGACACAAGAAATGGCTGACACTCGTGAGTCTATACAGACTATACTTGATATAGCTGACGGAGAAGATAGTGATGAATTATTGATGGCATTATTTGAAGCTTTCTCATCTATGCAAACAGTTAACAGTTTAGACGACTTTGACGCATGGGCTAGGAAGATGATTAAAGGTGGTGAAATCGAAGGTAAAGCACAGGCTGGTGCACTAATAAGAGAACTACAAGGTGTATTTACACACAGTGTACTTAGCTCTCCTAAGACACCAATGCGAGCTATAATAGGTACAGCTACACATACATTTTTACGTCCTATGAACCAGACATTAGGAGGCATTATACGCTTTCCATTTACTGGTGACGTTAGAACTATACGTACAGGCTTGGCATCTATGAACGCTATGATGGAAGCTATACCTGAGTCATTTGAGCTATTTAAAACAAGATTAAATTCTTATTGGTCTGGTGATATAGCAACTATAAAAACTAGATTCACTGAATTTACACAGGGCGACGCTAACTGGGAAATACTACGTAGATGGTCAGAAAGTGATCGTGCTACAGCTGGAGATAAGGCTGCCTTTAGAATGGCTAACATGGCACGCCAAATGAATAATAATAGTTTTCTTACATACTCTACAAAAGTCATGGCTGCAACTGACGATGCGTTTGCATACATATTAGGTAGAGTTCGTATGAGAGAAAAAGCTCTTATATCAGCTATGGATCAGATGAACGGTGGTAAAATTACTGCTTTTGATGATATATCACCACAGCTAATACGTAACTACGAAGACTTTTTCTATCGTGATATATTTGATGCAGACGGTGGGCTTACTGATAAAGCTGCACAGTTTGCACGTAAAGAAGTTACACTAACACAGGATCTAAAAGGATTTGCTGCTAACCTAAACTCTGTATTCCAACAAAACCCTTGGGCTAAACCATTCTTTTTATTTGCACGTACAGGTGTTAACGGACTAAAACTTACAGCTAAACATACACCCGGATTTAACTTTCTTGTAAAAGAATTTAACGACATAGCATTTGCTAGACCCGGTCAGAATCTAGATGAGTTAGCTCAGTATGGTATATACAGTGACCAAGATTTAATTAACGCTAAAGCTTTACAAACAGGTAGATTGGCAATGGGTTCTGCTCTAGTCAGCATGGCTGCATGGGCATGGATGACAGGTAGAATGACAGGTAATGGACCAGTTGATAGGCAAAAAAGAAGTACATGGATGGATACAGGTTTCCAACCACGTTCATTAGTGTTTGGTGAAGTAACTGTAAACTATGATAACTTTGAACCTTTTAACCAGATTATGTCTATGATAGCTGACATAGGTGACGCAAGTTTACTTATGGGCGAAGAGTGGACAGAAGATAACTTACTAAAAGTTGCTTTACTATTATCTCAAGGTGTAACAAGTAAGTCCTATTTAGCTGGACTACAATCGTTTGCAGACTTATTTGGTGGTAAACCCGGTCAGCCTGCTAGAATTATATCAGGTTTTATGAATAACCAGATACCACTAGCTGGTATACGTAATGACTTAGGTAAAATATTTACACCACATACACGTGAACTAAACTCTGGTATAATTGATTCTATACGTAACCGTAACTTATTATCAGAAAACTTACCCGGTCAAGATTTACCTATAAAGTATGACTTACTAAACGGTAGACCAATCAAAAACTGGGACTTTATAACAAGAGCATACAACGCTTTTGTACCAATAAACTTTAATTTAACACCAAGTCTTGGTAGAACATTTTTATTTAAAAGTGGTTACGACATAAGATTATCAGTACTATATTCTCCAAATGGTGATAACCTTACTGACAGTCCGATGATTCGTTCTAAATTTCAACGTGAAATAGGTCAAGAGAATCTAGAAGTTAAACTAAGTAGATTAGCTAAAGATCCTAAGATTATAGAATCTATGGAGCTAATGTATAAAGATATACAATCTGGCAGACGTTCTGAATATCAACCTAAAGACTACTACCATAATATTATGATTGGTAGGCTATTTGACCAAGCACGTCAAGCTGCATGGATAAGAGTTATGAACGATGAAAAAGCTCTAATACTTGCACAAGAACGGGAAGACAAAAAGATTGCACGAGAACTTAAAAAAGAAGAAAGTGCAGGCAACAACATCCTCAACATTTATAAATAATGGCAACAACATTCGTAGATTACACTGGGGATGGAAATGCGACAAAAGCGTTTTCTTTCCCTTCTTATAAGGTAGAAGATAT